CTGCTCTGCGCGGCGTGTCTGGGCGACGATCCTTAGCTGCTGCCTGCGGCTAAGCTCCTTGTACTGGCTCGCCCAGGGCTGCGGCGACCTTTTCCGGGTCATCAAGTTGCCCGTTGCTGCCGTGGTCTTCATGCTCAACGATCACCTCATACTTTTCATCATCGCCTGGTGCCGGTGGTATCGCGCCGTCGCCGATCTCGATCACGTTCATGGGCATCAGGTAGACATCATCCCCTGGTTCCACTGGCAGGTTCAGGGCGGCCCGTGCTTCGGAACGCTTGGCAATCGAACCCTCAACCAGTTCACGCCAGCGCCGCGCCATATCGGTAGCATCAGCCTGCAACACCCTGACGGTGCTGTAGTCAAAATACACCTCAGCCGTTTCGTCATCATCGAAATCTGGCAGCAGTTGGCTCGATAGGTCATCGGCAATCAGTGACTGAATCGGAATCAGTCCAGACTCCCAGGCCATCTCACGGGCCTCGGCCATGTTCGCAAATGTGGAACGGTCCAGCCCTGCGCCCAGGCCGGCCACAATCGCAGGAACGCCCAGCGCCCCACTCACTCGTTCTTCAGGGATGCGGCGTAGTTCTCGCAGGTTCATTTCAGAAGGCGAGAAGCTGACCGTGGTGACCTTGGTAGCCCCGCGCATGATCATTAGCCGGCCCCGGTTATCGCTGCCAAACTGGTCCGACCACTTGCTGCGTATCTGCTCCAGGTCTTCCTCGTTGACCGCGCCCACGCCCTCACCTGGGGCCAGCACCACGCCCGGAATAGCCGAGTTCCTGAGCAGCGCCGCCGTGTAGTTGGCAGCTTCGTCGTCGGTAAACAGTTCTCGGAACACCGAGGCTAGTGGGCTGCGGCCCAGCTTCGTGTTGTCGGGCGATATCCCGAATCGGAAATGGATCACGTCCTCGACTGGTAGCTGGGTTGATGCGCCCGATCCAACGCTGTAATCGTAGTGGCTGATGAAGGCAGACCCTTCCTCGGACCCGTAGCCCCGCTGATGTTCTCGTGACGTGGTGGCCGGGCTTAACGTGCTACTGGGCGCCCACCATAGCTGCACTACGCCCCCGTTGGCAGCTCTAACTTTTATCAGAAACGCATTGCCCGTGACGATAAAATCCGTACACAGTGCCATCCGCAGCAACCGGCCCGAGAAGTGCGGATTGGGGCGGTTCAGTAATACACGCAGCGGATGATCCGGCACGGCGACGGTCTGCTGGGTTGTCTCGTCATATCGGCGCACACTCAGGTCAGCTTCGGGAAAGGTTCGCGCCATCCAGTTCACGCAGCCGCCCACGATGGAGTTCCTGAGCAGGGCCGACTCGTTGCTATAGCTGGCCTGGTAATTGACGCGGGTCTGGGGCAGTAAGGTTCCAGCCCCCTCGGTGTCGGCGTTCGTGAAGAACTTCTTGAGTCCTACCGCGTCCCAGAATCCGATCAGACTGCTCCCCATCTCTGTGGTGGATGTCGCCACCGTGATACCGCCAACGCCAGCGCATCAACGCAATCATCATGCGCCCCGTCTGGTGCAGAATAGCGCGTGCCGGTTCGTGTATAAAGAAACTCGAACTGCTCAAGCTCACTGGTGATGGCCCCCGGCGGGAACCGGATCGCGCCCTGCTGGATCGCCACGGCCAACCCCTCGAACATCTGCTGCTTGGAACTGCTACTGAACTTCATGCCCTCGAAGTTACGCCCCAGATACGTTATGTCCCCGTTACGCCACGGCTGCTGTAACGCCTCAAGCACGGGATCGCCCACCCCGGTCGAGTCCACCAGCGCCGCTACGTTGCTCGTCTCCCGCCGCACCACCTCAATCGTTTCCATCCAGGGATGTTGGAACCGCCGCAGCCGGCAGACCGTGCCGTGTTCATCAAGGCCAATGCCCACGGTCCAGTCCACGCTCTTGGCTAAGTCCCAGCCCCAGGCTATCGGTTCGCCATCCCCATCCCAACTCGACCACGCCTGCTCGGTGTCGAGCGTGCAAGCCTGGATGTATTCATCGCCGAACGGGTTGCCGCTATCCGTCGTCGGCACCGCCTCATACAGTTCCTGAAACACATGGGCAGGCAGATCGGTTCGAGCCTGGTTGACATCATCGGGCTGGAGGATGCCCGCCGCTACCGCATCGTAGGCGGTCAGTCGGCTATAGCTATACCCTGGCTCACCGGCTTCGGCCCGTCGGCTCAGTTTGTAGAACCAGTTCCTGCGCCCCTTCACATTGCCGATGATGCGGATGGGGCCGTGGGTCGCCGTCAGCGTTGTCCTGATCGCGTGCCAGCTTGCCTCACGTACTCGGCTGGCCTCATCAATCACGGCGGCCCGTACATCCTCGCCGTACAGGGCATCGGGTTTCTCGGCTGACTTAAACCAGATCGACGCCCCATTGCCCAGGGTGATCCGCATTTCGGAATCATTGGCATCCCAGAAGCTCCGGTCAATGTATCGCTTGAACCGCTCGAAGGCGATGCGGGCCTGGGAATAGATCGGGGCTATCCACCAGAAGGCAAAGCCGGTGCGCCCTGTTTCCATTGCCTGCTCGGCCAGCCATGCCAGGCAGCCCACGGTCTTGCCTGACTTGGTGCTGGCCTCAATGCAGACAATCCGCTCATCACTAAAGATGGCGGCTTCCTGTGCCGCATACAATCCCTTAGGCCGAATCCATGGTTCCGGGGGCGCAGTTACCTGGTCCACCTGAGTGGCCCGAACCAGCGCCGTGCGGTTCATTCGTTGTCACTCAGCTTCATGGTGGCGATCAATTCAATCGGCCCCGAACGCGGCCCCGTGATCTGGAACCGTTCGTTGTAGGTTTCGGGGTCCAGGCACTTGAGCAGGAATATCAGTGCCGTGGTGTTTCCGCTCAGGGCTTGCGCCCGCAGGGTCGCCTCCAGCAACTCAATGGCTTCCTCTTTCGCGCTATCGAAGTCAGCCCTGAATATCTCATCCTTCTGAAGCGTCAGATAGACGTGGCCCCGGCTGACCTGGGCGGCCAGCGTCGATGCCCGCATGTTGCCGCTGTTGGCATACGCCGCAAGGAACGGGCGCTTCCACTTGCCCGCTGATCGGTCATTGGCAGACCTGCCGCCTTTGCGTTCAGCCATTGGGAGCCAAACTCGGATCGCCCACAAAGTCCGCATACCGCTGCCGGATCACGTCCACGTATCGCGGGTCAATTTCCATGCCGTAGCAGATGCGGCTTGCCTGCTCGGCTGCGATCAATGTAGTTCCCGACCCCATAAATAAATCAGCGACCAGTTCATCTTTTGCCGACAGATGGTTAATCACCATCAACGCCACCTTTACAGGAAACGCGGCGGGGTGTCCATCGTTGCGATCCAGTTGGCTGATGTCCCAAATATCGTGTTGTACAACGGGATCGGGAGCGATAGACCCACCTTCTACCCATTCACCCGCTGATGCAATATATAGGATTTCGTGCCTATAGTTTGGGAAATAATGCCGCGCCATTGGACGCTTAATGGTGTTTTGCCACAGCGGAATATTTGCACCAGTTTTTGCCCATACAATCTGCCGTTGGACTACGAACTTCGCATTTTCAATCGCGAAAGCGTGCCACCAACATCGGGTCCGCGGGGACACGCCGACATTCCAACAAAGCGCTCCCCCATCGTGTATCAACCTTCGGGCGTTTGTAAGCACGCGGCCAATCATGTATTCGTAGTCGTCCATGTTCATTTCGTCTTGGTGCGATGCGTACTTAATGCCGACGTTATACGGCGGCGACGTGGTAACGAGCCACGGTTTCCGTTTCTGAAACAACTGATTCGCGTCGTCTACGCTCGTCGCGTCCCCGCACATCACCCGATGTGGCCCTAACTCGTAGACCACGCCGGTTCTCGACTGCGCTTCCTCTGGCACATCCGGCACATCATCGGGATCGGTTTCGCCGTCCTGGGTGCGGCCCAGCAATCCCAGCAGCGCCTCGTTCCCTGTGTTGATACGTGCGGCCAGCGTTGCGAAAGCCTCGTGGTCTTTCTCTGCCATCGCCCCAATGGGGTCATAGGTTGCCAGCACTATTTCAGCTTCTGCTTCTGTGAGATCGGTTACAAGAACCGGAATAGTTGCATCACCTACAATTTCTGCTCGGGCGTGTCCGTCGATAATGATTAGTTGCCCGTCGTCGTTCTCACGAGCCAGCACCGCGCCAGCAAACCCGACTTCATCGAGAATGGCGGTAAGCGCCCGCTGTTGCGCCTTGGGGTGCTGCCGCCAGTTTGATGGGTGTGCCGACAACTCGCTGGCTGGAACCAACCGCATTTCGACCACGCGATCCTGAACATTCATCCTTTACGTTCAGCCATCAGGAGCCAGACTCGGATCGCCCACAAACTCCGCATACCGCTGCCGGATCACGTCCACATATCGTGGGTCAATTTCCATGCCGTAACAGGTGCGGCCTGTCTGTTCGGCTGCGATCAGGGTCGAGCCGGAACCCAAAAACATATCCAGCACAATGTCAGCCTGATCGCTGGAGTTTTCTATAAGCTGCTGTAGCAAATCCACCGGCTTGGCCGCATTGTGTTGGCGGTCTGCCCCTGATGCCCTGTTCGCCCTCAGAATGTTGCCCGCGTGAACACTTCGTTGCCCTGCCTGCACATCGCCCATTACTTGCTGCTGGGGCAGATTTGCCAAATACCCGATCAACTCATAGGTGTTGGCATAGTTGTTTCCCAGGCCACCGCCGCCCTTATCCCACACTAATAGATTCTTAGGCACAAGGCTGGTCTGTTTTGCCATCTCCCACCACGACGCCCACGAGCGCCAATCACAAAACACGTAGATGTGGCTAAACAACTGCGTCGCCCCCTGCGCCGCAAGCAACACATCCCGAAAAAACGGGCGCACGATCTTGTCATCGGTAATGTCAGCCGATAACCCGCTAGATGAGCCATAGATAGCATAGGGCGGGTCAGTGACCAGAAGCTGCGCCAGCTTGCCACCCATGAGCCTCTGCATATCGTCGGCCACCGTAGCATCACCGCACATCACCCGATGTGGCCCCAGCGCGTATGTTTCCCCCACCACTGACACAGGCTTTGCCGCCGCCTCTGGCGAAAGGTCCGGCACCTCATCGGGATCGGTATCACCGTCCTTCGTGCGGTCCAGCAATCCCAGCAGCGTCTCGTTGGCGGTGTCGATGCGTGCGGCCAGCGTTGCGAATGCCTCGTGGTCTTTCTGTGCCATTGCCCCGATGGGGTCATAGGTTGCCAGCACCACGTCGGCCTCGGCTTCGGTCAGGTCAGTAACCAGCACCGGCACCGTGGCTTCTCCTACCATCTCAGCCCTGGCATGGCCGTCGATGATGACCAGCCCACCATCCTCATCCTCACGAGCTATGACCGCGCCGGCG